ACACACACAGTGAGCAAAACAGTTTTTAATCGTAATAAGGTAGACTTCACAAAGCAGTATATGTTCTTTGGAGAAGATCAAAACACTCAACGTTATGACGTATTTCGTTATCCGGAGTATGACAAACTTAACCAGACTATGTTAGGTTATTTTTGGAGACCTGAAGAAGTCTCCTTACAGAAAGATAGAGGTGACTATGCAGAATTTACAGATGCACAGAAACATATCTTTACATCAAACTTAAAATATCAAACCCTACTTGATAGTGTACAAGGACGTGGACCTTGTCTTATGTTCTTACCATACTGTTCTAATCCAGAATTAGAAAGTTGTATTGTAGCATGGGACTTCCAAGAAACTATCCATAGTCGTTCTTACACACACATTGTAAAAAATGTATATGCTGATCCAGCAGAAGTGTTTGATACTATTTTAGATGATGAGCAAATTATTGCAAGAGCAGAAAGTGTATCCGCAGAATACGATAAGTTTCATAATATTGTAACAGACTACATGTACAAAGGTAAAGGTAACATGTACGAAGTTAAAAAGCAATTGTACAAAGCAATGATGACTGTAAACATTTTAGAAGGTTTACGTTTTTATGTTTCATTTGCATGTACGTTTGCATTTGGCGAGCTAAAGAAGATGGAAGGTTCTGCAAAGATTATTTCATTAATTGCACGTGACGAAGCAACGCACTTAAACTTATCAACACATATTCTTAAGCATTGGGCCAAAGGTGACGATGATCCAGACTTTGTTAAGATTGCAAAAGAATGCAAAGAAGAATCTTATGAACTATGGCGTACTTGTGTTGAGGAAGAAAAGAAATGGGCAGACTACTTGTTTGAAAAAGGTTCTATCATAGGACTTAATGCAAACTTGTTACATGCATATGTAGAGTTTATTGCTAACAAAAGACTTAAAGCATTAGGCATGGATCCAATATTTGATCGCCCGTTAACAACAAATCCTTTACCTTGGACACAACACTGGCTATCTAGCTCAGGCTTACAAGTTGCACCACAGGAAACTGAAATCGAAAGTTATATTATCGGCGGAGTTAAGCAAGATGTTGATGAAAATACATTCGAAGGTTTCCAACTTTAGATAAGTAATAGTATGTTCAGAGTTCAATTTAGAAGACATTCCCCATTCGAAGCGTGGACAACGTACGGTACATACGGTACTGAAGCCACTGCTGTCAATGCGGCTATATCCAAGAAGAACGCTGGTGCTATCATGGTTAAGGTAACTAATAAAAAGAAAGAAACAATTTACGTAGGATAACACATGATAGAAATATACGGAAAACCAGCTTGTACGTTCTGTGACAGGGCTAAGAAGTTTTGCGAAACGAATCAATTTGAATTTGTCTATAAACAATTAGACGTTGACTTTACTCGTGAGCAACTTTTTGAACAGTTCCCAACAGCACGAACATTCCCACAAATTACAGTACGTGGAGAAAAGATCGGTGGATACAACGAATTACTCAAATACGTTGAAGACACAGGTTATAACGGTACTGGACACACACTTTAGGATAATAATATGTTAATTGATACCCCATACAAAGTAGGCGATAATGTCTCCTTTAAACTTGCGTCAGGCGAAGAAATTGTAGGACGTTTAGAAGAAGAAACTGATACACACTATGCATTGCACAAGCCAATGGTTCTTATTGCACAGCAAAAAGGATTAGGTCTTGCACCATTTATGTTTAGCGTATCACCAGCTGGCAAATTTATGCTTAAAGCAAACGCAGTAAGTTGTGTTGCTAAAACAGAAGATAACATCAGCAAACAGTATACTGAAACTACCACAGGTATTGCACTAGCAAAATAGATAAGTACTAGTATGCCAGAAGTAGTAAGAACAAACGTAGATAAACACAAAGGACATGCAAGTCCTACACCAAACCCATTTCATCAAGAAGCATACACAGTTGGTTCTCCAGATGTGTTTACTAATAACGAAAACACTGTACGCATAGGCGATACTACCAAATGTGGTGACCCTGCAACAGGCGGTTCATTAAGTGTTTGGATTAACAATATTCCTGTTCATCGTAAGGACGATGCAACTGGCGGACATGGAAGTTGGGTAGCTAATGCGGCAGCATCTGGCTCAAACAATGTGTGGGCAAACGAAGGATATGTACCTCCGATTATAATTTCACCTGCGGCAGCGGCAGCAATCAATACAGCAATCCAAGAAGCAATATCAAATCCTCCCGATGTAGGAGCAACTGGTGGTGGACAAGCTGACGGCACCATTGCAGAGAACCAAGTACCACAAAAGTATGAAGGCGCTCCAGCAGCAGGTGTTGACGACTTAGGAACAAACGAACAAGCCTTAGTTGATGCAAGTGCTGCCAATTCAACAGCAGCAGCAGATGGTATTCCAGGATTCTTAACTCAACTACTAGACGAAGCAGCAACCAATGCATGGGACGAAACTGTTGATCCTAGTAACGGAAATATTATAGGTATATGGAAAGAATTAGGTTTTCCAGATACATCATATTGGAAAACAGATCAAACACCTTGGTGTGCAGGATTCTGTAATTGGGTATTAAAAAGAACAGGTTACAAATATATGCAAAGTGCTAGAGCATATGACTTTAGAGATAAAACAAGTTTATATGGTGGTGTTTCTGTACCACTATCAGATGGTCAACCAGGTGACATTGTAGTTTGGAACTACAGTCACGTTAACTTTATATACACTGTTCCGTCGCCAGGTGTATATACTTTTGTCGGCGGCAACCAAAGTGATAAAGCTAGTACAACTAACAACAATCCCTCAGGTGGTTCGATTACAAATAGCTGGAGAGGTGGTTGGAGATCAAGTAATGGAAGAATATCTGGTATTTTCCGCCCAGTCAGATCGTAGTTGACAAAAAGCATAGCATACTATATAATATAACAAAGGCGGTACATAAATGAATCAAATTAAAAAATATATATACATGGGCATAGGGTTTCTATGTGTAGGTTTAGCCTACATTGGAATAGTAACGCCCGGTATTCCATTCAGCATCTTTTTAGTGATTGCTGCATGGGCCTTTGCTAAGAGTTCGCCAAGAATGGAAAAATGGTTATACAACCATCCATGGTTTGGCAAGTTTTTAACAAATTGGAACAAAAAACGTGTTTTCCCTACAAAGGGGAAATACTTAATGGTATTGGTAATGGCATCAACTATTATCTTTACATGGTTTGCTACAGAGAATCTGAAAGCAATTATGTGGAGTGGTGGTGCAATGGTGCTAGTAGCAATCTGGGCTTGGCGATATCCTGGCTCAGAAGAGGAACACGCTCGACGTGTTAAAGAAGGAAAGCGAGTAGCTTGGTTAAAGTAATATGAAGTGTGAACAAGGTGATTTAGCAAAAGTGGTACATTCAGTAAGACCTGAAAATATCGGCAAAATTGTCCTTGTTAAAGAATACATTGGAAAGTACAAGCAGAATGATACCTTTGATTTTAGAGGTGTCTCATGCATGTGTCCTGTGACAGATCATTACTGGTGGATTGAAGCAACTGGATTGAAAAATCAGTTTGGAGATTCACCTAAAGCATACATAGCGGACTCATGGTTGGAGCCTATCCGACCGGAAACAGGCAAGAAGTCGGCTACCCATGTCGTGAAAGACAAAGAAGTAGAAAGACAGGCGGCATAATAATAACTAAGGAAATAAAAATGGCAACAGGAAAAGTAAAATGGTTTAATGCAGACAAAGGTTTTGGCTTTATTACTCCAGACGATGGCGGAAAAGATGTATTCGCTCATTTCTCAGCTATTTCAGGTGACGGCTACAAGTCTCTTAACGAGAACCAAGTAGTTACTTACGAAATGGCAGAAGGACCTAAAGGTCCACAAGCATCAGATATTCGACCTTCATAAGTTTTGAATATTTAAGGAAAGGCCTTTCGGGGCCTTTTCTTTTGACTATTACCTCATAGGAACAATCAATTAGACTTTCTTCATTTTATATGCTATTATATATTAAATAACAGTGTGTATATGTTATTATATATAAATGGAGAAATGTTTATGCCACCACGTAACCACAAGAGTTGGTTGTCAGTACCACCAGTAGAAGCAGTAAGTAGCGAAATATATTCTAGTCAAGAAATATACGAACAAGAGATTAAAAATATCTTTGCTAAAGTATGGGTACCTGTTATCCACAAGAGTGAAATAAGAAACGAAGGCGATTATCGAACATCGCAAATTGCGTTTCAAAATATCCTTATAGTAAATGCAGGTGATAGAGTCAAGGCTTATAGAATATATGATTCGCAATATCAAGTTTCTGGCAAACTAAAAGCACCTATTGTAACCAGTGAGCCTGAACTATACTGTGAGGTTAAGCACGGGGGTATGGTATGGGTAACACTAGATCCTAATCCAAAGATGAATGTAGAAGAATGGACCGCAGGTGCATTTGATTGTATTGCCGGTGCTATTGATACTGAAGAATTAGAAGTATTTCACTATCATAAAGCAATCATTCCAACCAACTACAAACTATGGCACGACACTAACAGTGAATTCTATCACGACTTTATGCATTACTTTAATCGTGTGACAGGATTTAATGATGAATACTTTGCACGTAAGAACATTGCGTTCGATAACGGACATGTAAACGTAAGCAGTTTCACAGTAAACTATGGTGAATATGAAGGCGCAGGAGATAGAGAAGCATTAAGTTTTCCTACCCTGCCGCCCAACCAATGGTACATGGTAGACTTGTTTCCAGGCTTTAACTTTAACCTACGTGGAAGTGCTTATCGTAGTGATAGTGTTACTCCACTAGGTCCTAACAGTGTGCTTATAGAGTTTAGAGGATACGGCTTGTTAAAAGACACACCTGAAGAACGTAAGCAACGTATAGATCATCACAACACTATATGGGGACCGTTTGGACGTAACTTGCACGAAGACTTGCTAGGTGTTACTGGACAAGGTGTTTCGATGGCTCCGGGTACTGAACGTAGAAACATACTACACGGACGTCATGAGAACGGTACTATACATGATGAAGTAGGTATGCGTCATTACTATACCGAATGGGGCAAGTACTTAGATGTTGATCCGTATCAGCAAACGTTGGTTTAAACTTTTAGATTGGTTATCGCAAGATACTGGCCCTAAACACATGGGTAGAAATTAATTTAAAAAAAAAGGTTGACAAACTGTTACAATGGTAGTATAAATATACATGTAACGTTGAAGCCAATCAACGACAGACAGGACCGGGGGGCGGTACCCCGCGCCTCCACCATAAGCACACTACTTTGAACTAGAAGTGGCAAGGCTACGAATAAACTAAGTTACCTCTAATGCTGAGGTTACGCAGAGGAAGATACTGCAAGTAGTGTGTTTATGATGGGGGCGAACTAGGATCGACTGATGTATGAGAGAACGTGGAGTTACCGGTAGGCGATGACCGTAAATCAAGCAACTTTATAGACGCAAACGATAATTTTGCTCTTGCAGCCTAGTTAACTAGGTAACGGGGTTGGCAACTTACCTGGCAACAGAAAAGTTGCACTTTTATATCGAGGGCATGATATGTTAGAACCAGGGCAAACACTACAAGACGCTATTAAAGATCTAAGGGCAGTTGTAATGTCTTTAGGAATAACATTTTCAATACTAACGTTCTTTGAATTCAAAGATCCAGAGACAGTAGCTTTCTTAGTTGGCCTTCCAAGCTACATAATACTTCGTTGGTTACAAGTAAACGATCTTATTTCATAAACATAACCTATTAGCTTATAGAAACAAAATATTAGACTTTCTCTATTTTAGGTGTTATTATATATTAAATAACATTGTAAAAGGAGAAATGTTTATGCCAGCACGTAACCACAAGAATTGGTTAGCAAAGCCGCCAGTTGAAGCTATCAGTAGCGAATGCTACAGTAGCCAAGAAATATTTGAAAAAGAGATTAAGAAAATCTTTGCTAAAGTATGGGTACCTGTTATCCACAAGAGCGAAATAAGAAACGAAGGCGACTATAGAACATCGCAGATTGCGTTTCAAAATATTATTATAGTAAATGCAGGTGATAGGATTAAAGCCTATAGACTCTATGATGCACGATACCAAATTTCTGGAACACTAAAGGCTCCAATAGTAACTAGTGAGCCAGAGCTATACTGTGAAGTAAAGCACGGAGGTATGGTATGGGTAACACTAGATCCTAACCCAAGCACAAGTGTTGAAGAATGGACAGCAGGTGCATTTGATTGTATTGCTGATGCTATTGACGCAGAAGAACTAGAAGTGTTCCACTATCACAAAGCAGTTATTCCTACCAACTACAAACTATGGCACGATACCAACAGTGAATTTTATCACGACTTCATGCACTACTTTAATCGTGTAACAGGATTTAACGATGAATACTTTGCACGTAAGAATATTGCGTTCGATAACGGTCATGTAAACGTAAGTAGC